CACCAGAGCCAGCGTAGACATAAGAACGAGCTCTAGCATAACCGATAATACCACCCGCACCACCTGTAGAAGAATGGATTTCCATGCGCTCAAAGGTTTGGATATCAGGAATACCTTCTACATTTTCAATAGTAACATAGTTACCAATCAACATTGGAACAGATGCTGCCTCAAATAGGGTGGAGTCGCGAGCCTTATCTACATTAACGTATGTGGTTGAAAGAGTTTCAATCTCATAACCGCGAACATAAGCCTTTGATGGTTCAATGCCAAGAGCAAGTTTTGCATCATCGCCTGGGGTGTTGACATCTGTATGCTCGCGTACATTAACCATAAATGGACGAACGGTGTAGTTACCAGATTCATCAAATGTTCTGCGTGCCAGTGTTTCTTCAATGACACTGTAATCTGTTGTGCGAACTTTCTGTGCAATAGAACCTTCTTCAACTCGGATAAGGAGGAGGAAGTTCTCAATAGTGGTACCACCAACCGCTTGCTTTACCAGTTCCGACTTAATCTGATAACGATGTGCGCCAGGTGCTGCATAGTTTGAAGTACCATTTGCATTATCATTCAGTGATGGGTCTGTTGCAGAATCAACAATTGATTCAGTGATCTGCAAACCAACATCGTAAGATGGGTTTACATCATACTTGTCAAGAATCAATGAACCATTCTGAACGATAACAAAGTTGCCTTTGAGGTAGTAGATACCACGCTCGACGAATGCCGCTGAACCAAAACCAGTAGATGCAGAAGCAGCAGCTACAGCTGTGTATGTCGTGCTATCTGCTGTTGCTGTTAAAGTTTCACCATCATCAAATACCGTTTCGCCACTAGAACCAGCTGACAAATACTTAACATACATTGTGACTGGATCTGTGCCTTCAGCAGGGAGCACCTTAACAACACGAGCAGTAATACCAGTAGTGCCACCAGTGTATACATTACCTACCTGATTATCAAAGAATGCTTCAAATGCAGCTTCATATTGTGCCTGACCTTCATCGGTTGAAGGATAGCTAGCTGCCTGTGGAATACCAGAAAGGCTGCTTAATTTAATATAGTCGAGTTTACCTTCAAATGACACATGGCCAGGAATGACCATTGAACCTTCTTCGAAGAAGTGGTTACCCATTGAGGTAACCTGATGTTGCAACATGGACTGAATCTGTGTAAGCTCACGAGCCTGAACCGCATGCCCAGGGCGGAAAAGAATTCGATGGTACTTCTCCTGTGGAGATAAACCATCGACCGCTGTTGCGGTTTCAAAGTCGTCATAATACGGCTCTACGTTAAACTTAATTGCCATGTTTTAAACCCTTAAAATTCAAGTACTAATTTGATTGTTTCAATCTGATCCGATGCACGGTTAACAGGTGTTCTATTTTCCAGGAATACAATCTCACCAGAGTAAGGCTGCACTTCAGGGTTATTTACCGCAGTACAATCTACACCAGCACCAGCATCCCCTTCCAATCTAATGAAGTCGGAAGTTGTAAATGCATCGTAGCCAGTTGCTTCTGTCTGGTGGTAACGAATAATACCATTAACACTATCATAGCTATCAACGATACCCTTGGCACCTGTTACAGTCCCCTCAATAGTTGAATCCACTGTGAATGAGGCACCCAATGCCACTTCAAGGGACGCCGTAGCAGACAACGTTTCAGCGGTTGCAACAGTAGTTGTACTCCAGTTGTATGGGTTACGGATAATACCAATCTGACGGAAGTCATTGCCTACAATGAAGTCACCACCACCATCGGCGTAAACCAAACGAGAGTTCATTGCAATGAAGTGTGCTCTTAGATCTTGTCTTGGGTCTGCACCAAATCCACCTTTTGGACCAAGTACAGCATATGCAGTTGCACCAGCACCACTACCACCAGAGATGGTAATCTTAGCTTGATTATACCCTGAACCAGGATTGGTGACAACAATATTTGTTACTACACCACCAGTAATTTGAGCGGTCGCAGCGAAGCTAGAACCATCACCAGAGATGGATACAGTAGGAGCAGAAGTGTATCCAGTACCGCCAGCGGTGATTTTAACATTATAGATTGCACCATCTACAGCATTCTGTTGAACGTCCCATTGGTTCTGGAGAGCAGCGTCAGCAGTCGCGCCAGGATCTGCACTCAGATAACGAACAGGAATAAATGCAGATGTAAGGAACTTGTTTGAGTCATCAGTAGATACTGTATACAAGTACTTCCAGATATAACCATCATCACCCGTGTAATCAATAATGCCGTTGGTTGTAATACCAGCAACGTCAGGGTTCTTAGTAGATGAGCCACCCGACTTCAGACAGAGATACACGTTGTTGTTATCAGAGATAACATAGTACTGCTTGCCTTCCAATGCATCATCACGATCATCGTATGCAGTATAGGTCTGACCTGAGATCCACTGATAGCGAACAGATGCATATGTAATATCTGTGTCTGTCAGCTGCTTCAATGCGGTCATACGCTGCCATGCGTCAGTATACGTGACGAAGGTGTTGTCGTATGGAACATCTGGATTTGTATCTGATGCCCACGATTCTGAACGGCCAATAAACAGATAGTAGTTTGAATTGTTTGACAGATCGTCTTCAAACTCCTTGGCTGCATTCAGTCTGAATTGGTTGGTTACAATGGCGGTCATTACTTAGTTGCTCCTAGTTTGATAATTCAATTGTCGAACTCATATTGACATCGATAATCTTATTTATAGCATCAAGAGTTGTATAATTTGCAAAATCACTAATTGGATAATCCATCATGAACTTAAATCGTTCAAAGTATTCAGCTGGACCAAATAGGTTGGTGTGCAACTCTTGCTTGTACTCTTTTTCCCAGAACGAGGCCAATACACTGTTTGTACCTGCCTGCATATGATAGTCACCAACATCTGCATTTGTACCGTAGGCAATGCTTCTTGCCTTAACAAATGTAACGCCTGTATCGACAGGGTTGATAACAATTGGGAATGGGAGACCACTAACCTGATATCCAGGTTGTGGGTTTGGTGCACCTTGTTTCAGAAGTTCAATCAGCAGTAAGATTTCACCAAAGAAGATGAAACCAGCTGGGTGAACCAATCTGTTAAATGCATTCTTCCATACATCTGCGTTTGTACCTGTGCGGAGTACATATGAGAATTTTTGATAGAAGAACGAATCTTGTAGTTTCTTATAATCATCCAGGAAGCCATCATTAGTAGTGAACGCACCTGTACGATAAATCTTCACCACATCTCCCGCCGAAAGATCAGAAGGGAATACAATAGAGTACTCTAACTTACCTGTTGAGTAGTTAGGTGTGGTGTTAATAGTATATAGAGACCTCTTAACATCATTGACATACACAAGTGGGTTGTCAAACTTCATTACACGACCAATGTCATCAGCACCAGTGACTGTGTTGGTGACAGATGCAATTGTGTATGTATATAACGGAGTGTATAGAGCCGTGTTTGCTTCTACATCTGCGGTCTGATCATAGTATCTACCATCCGATGGGATAAACATATCCTCTTTTGGGAAGTAGATTTCAACTTCATCCGCATACAGTAAGCGAAAGAATGCTTTGATTGAGTCGGGGGTACCACGTGACTTATACAGCTCTGTTAAGTGTTTATATAATAGTCTTGGGTCCGCAGCAAAGATCTGCGGAATTGGTGCACCCAATTCTGCCTGCAGTAGAGTAAGGAAACCGTTGTCGGTCTCATCAATGTCTCTAAGGAGATTAACTCTGTTGATATAGTAGGAAGATTTATTGATCTCCTCCATAGACTCCAGAAGCTTAAATGCAAACTGCACAAGCTCAGGATTATCATACGCAACATTGTCAGGAAAGACATCCTTGACAATGGATGCAATATGAGGGTGGTTCTTATGTTTTTCGAAACTACTAGCCATGTCTTGGAGTCGTCGTGTAGTTCACACCGGCAGATGTACCACCAGTAACCATTGTATCAACTTCACCAGTAATCTCAGTATCATCACTAAGAATAATTAGAAGTTCATTGCGCTTAGGTGCAATATCATTAGAGTTCGGAGATGCTGTAATGGTCATGTAATCTCCCACAAATGAAGAAGGATTAAAA